GAGCATCGCTGGCTCCGGTGGGGCCGTCGATGTTTCCGACCAATGTTCCGCAATCACCGTCACCGTCGGCTATGAGCCGCTCGAGTCGACCGCTATGGGCAACACCGGCCGCCAGTACGTCAAGGGCCTGCAGTCCGTCGAAGTCAGCATGACGTTGTTCAACAGCTACGGCACCGGCGAAATCGAAGCCACCCTGTATGACGTAGTCAACGGCGGCACCGCCACCCTCGTCATCTCGCCCTCGGGCACCACCGAATCGGCCACCAATCCCGAGTACACGATCACCGGCTGCTTCCTTGAGTCGTTCACCCCGATCAACTCGACCGTGGGCGAGCTCTCAACCGCCGAGGTGACGTTCACCGGCGGCACCTGGGTACGCGACATCACCTGATCCAACCCTCCAACCGTGCAAGGAGACAAGACATGAAAATCAGTATTAGCGTCGACACAGGCCAAGGCCCACAGGTCGTCGTCACCAACTTGTTCAACGTCATCAGCTGGGAACGCAAATACAAGCGTCGAGCCGGTGACCTGGCACAAGGCATTGGTGCCGAAGATCTCGCCTTCTTGGCTTATGAGGCGTCAAAAACATCGGGGATCGCAGTCCCGCCTGTGTTTGACGACTACGCCCGCAAAATCGTGGCGCTCGACGTGCTCAGCCAGGAGGACGCAAACCCTTCCCGGGTGGCACCTACAGCCGAGGCCTAGCCGAGCTGCTGGTCGCCACCGGCTACTGGCCGGCAGAGATCGAGTTCACAGCTCGAGATCTGTCGACCGCGATCGAGATCATCAACAAGCAGCGCAAAGGAGGCAAAAAATGACAGCCAGCACCGGCATTGAAGTCGCAGGCGTCAAAGAAGCCATCCGCTCGCTCAACAAGCTCGAGCCAGGGCTGCGCAAGCAGTTCGTCGCCGACGCAAAGCAGATTGTCGCCCCGATTCTCGAGGATGCCCGCGGCCGTTACCCCGAGCAGCTGCTTTCTGGCATGGAACGCAATTGGGCGCAACGCGGCAACAAGAAGTTCCCGTATGACGCGAATCGGGCTCGCAAAGGCCTGAAGCACAAGGTCGACACGTCGCGCAAGGCCACGTCGATTATCAAAGCCCAGCAGACCGATCCAGCCGCGTCCATCATTGAGTTCGCAGGCAAAAAAACCGCTAATCCGCTTGGCCGCAGCCTGGACAAGTTTGGCCGAGTGTCTCGTTTTTTCTGGCCAGCCGCTGAGCGTCAATTGCCGAAGGTGCAGGCCGAATTGGAACGCGCTGTGCTCGATGCTGTGCGTAAAGTGCAGAAAGAGCTCTAAATGGCAATCAACATCCCCATCATTTCGGAGTTTGACGGCAAAGGCATCAGCAAAGCCGTTCAAGAGTTCAAGCAGCTGGAGACCGCGGGTGAGAAAGCACAGTTTGCGATCAAGAAGGCGGCCGTGCCGGCGGCGGCGGCCCTCGGCGCACTCGCAGTCGCAGGCTACGGCGCGGCCAAAGCCGCGATGGAAGATCAGAAATCGTCGGCGGAACTGGCCCGCCAGCTCAAGATCTCAACCCGCGCAACAGACGCACAGGTAGCGGCCACCGAAGATCTCATCGGCCAAATGACATTGGCAACCGGAGTCGCCGACACCGATCTCCGCAACGCGCTGGCCACGCTGGCCCGCGGCATGGGCTCCGCCGAACTAGCCCAAGAAAACCTGAACCTGGCCCTCGACATCTCGGCGGCCACCGGCAAAGACCTCACAAGCGTGTCAGAGGCCCTCAGCAAGGCCTACAACGGCCAAACGACCGCTCTCGCGAAACTAGACCCGTCGATGCGTTCCCTGGTCAAGGAAGGCGCGTCATTCCAAGAGCTCGGCACCATCATGGCCGACACGTTTGGAGGCGCGGCCACCGCTGCGGCCGAGACTGCCGAAGGCCGTTTCAAGCGCATGGGCGTCGCCATTGGAGAGGCACAAGAGTCAATCGGCGCGGCCCTGATCCCGATCATTGAGAAGTTGCTGCCGTACCTTGAGGACGCGGCCAAGTGGATCTCAGAAAACACCGACCTGGTCGTTGCGCTGGCGGCCGCGTTCGGTGGCATTTCCGCCGCAGTCCTGATCGTCAATACCGCCATGAAGGCTTGGACAGTCATCACCACCGCCGCCACCGTCGCCCAAAAAGCGTTCAATCTCGCCATGTCAGCCAACCCGATCGTCTTGGCCACGGCGGCCATCGTGGCAATTGGAGCCGCGATTGTCGTCGCTTACAAGAAGTTTGAGCCTTTTCGCGACATCGTCGACAGCATCGGCCGCGCGCTCAAAACCGCGTTCACCGGCGCAGTCGACGCAATCAAATCCGCAGTCAACTCCTACTTGGGCGTCTACAAAGGCCTCTTCAACGCGATCGCCAAAGCGTGGAACAACACCATCGGCAAACTGTCGTTCAAAATCCCGTCATGGGTTCCAGGGCTCGGCGGCAAAGGCTTCGACGTACCCGAGATCCCCGAGCTCGCTAACGGCGGCCTAGTCATGTCCCCCACGCTCGCCCTCGTCGGCGAGGCAGGGCCCGAAGCTGTGGTGCCCCTCGACCGCATGGGCCAAATGGGCGGCAACGTCACTATCAACGTCAACGGCGGCGACCCGAACGCAGTCGTCGATGCCCTGCGCCGCTACATGCGCATCAACGGAGCCGTTCCGATCACCGTCGCGTCATGACCAACGCCCTGATCTACATAAAAGACACGCTTGGCACCTGGCAAAGCCAGAACAACGTTCAAACAATCAGCATCGACCGCACACGGCCGTTTTTGACTGACCCGTTCGCGGCGGCCCGCATGACCTACACCGGCCGCATCTCGACCACCATGCCCGATCTCGTGCTCATGGGAAATGAGATCTACGCCAAAATCAACAACATCACCGCGTTCGTCGGTCGCATCACCGATGTGCGCATTGACTACGGCTTCGTGCCCGACCAGGACACAATCACAGTCACAGCTGAATCAAGCATCGCCGAACTAGGCCGCATCACCATCGCCAACGTAAGCCTCAGCTCGACCAGCATCATCGACCAGGTCGACGCGATCGCCACAGCCACCGGGATTGACGTGTACGCCACAAACACCAGCAGCTTGGTATCAACCCAGACCTATACCGGCAACGCCCTAGAGCTTCTCAACAAGCTCAACACCACCGAATACGGGTTCATCGTCGAGGGTGGAGGCGTCACAACCCCCGTCGAAATCGAGCTCATCGGCCGCGATTCGTGGCGCACCAGCACCACGATCTACAGCTTCACCGACGACAACCCCACCGGCTACGCCCAACGCTACGACTCGATCGTGTTTGACTCGGCGGCCGACAACTATTGGACAGCGGCCCGCGTCGAGCCCCAAGGCCTCGCAGGCCAGCAAGTCGTGTCTGGCACTAGCCCCGAGCGCGTTCTGGTGGTGCAAACCCTTGACCAAAACACAACCCAGGCGCTCAATTACGCCCAATTTCTGCAGGGCCTTTACAACAAGCAGGCGCAAACAATTGCGGAAATATCAGCAACCGATAAACAGCAATCAACGAACTACCTGCAAGAAATCGCCCGCTCGACGAACTTGGGCACTCAGTACCAGGTCGAGTTTCGTGGCACGACCTACACGGCCATTTTGGTTGGCTTTCGCATCACCGCGACGCCCGAGCAAGTGCGCTACACGTTCCAGCTGTCACCGGCTGACATCAACGACTATTTGACGCTCAACGATCCGATCTTTGGCAAACTAGACAACAACCGACTGGGGTTCTAATGGCAGTAAAAACATTCACAACCGGCGAAGTCCTCACCGCGGCCGACACCAACACCTACCTAAACAACGGCGGCCTCGTCTATGTGACGGGCGTAACCATTTCAGGCTCAGGCGGCTACACCATAAGCAATTGTTTTTCGGCCACCATGGAAAATTATCGAGTCGTCATTAGCGGCATTAGCGCCTCGGGAGCAATCGACCTAAATATGCGCATGGGAACGACAAGCACCGGCTATTACGGGTCACGTTATTACGATGCATATACCGGCGCGAACACAGGCACAATTCGATTCAATAATGCGGCACAATTTTTCTGTGGCGGCGCAACTAGCGGAAATGACGAAGGCGGGTCAGCGTTTGACATAACCAACCCTCAAGTCGCAAAACGCACTTCATGGTTTGGCAATTATTACGGGAATGCATTTGCCGGGTGGTTTGGTGGGACTGTCGCCAACTCGACGCAATACACCGATTTGCAACTTTTACCCAGCGCGGGAACATTTAGCGCAACCGTACGCATTTACGGATACAGGCAGGCATGACATGACACGACCGAACATCGGCGGCCACGACGCAATAACCGGCGAATCGTGGGAACGCGAAATGACCGAAGAAGAATATGCCGACCTGATCGCGTCAGGTTGGACTGAAACACCCGCCGAGGAGGCAACCCCAGAATGAAAACCCGCGTCGCCATCGTGGCGGCGCTACTCACCGTGCTGGCTAGCAGCTGCAACAACAAAACATGGATCGAATGCCAACCCGCAACCACGATCCGAACCAAAAACCGTGCGCTCACCAGCCCAATCGCAACACCAGACCAAGGCCAAACGGAGGCCCTGACGTGCTAGACAAAATCACCCCAAACCGAGCCCCATACACACCCGAGCAACTCAACGCTCGACTGCGTTTCTGGGTCGGCATCACCCTCGCCGGCACCCTCGTCCTGACCATGGTCGCCG